GGGGTGCTGTACTTGCTGAAGCCCATGAGGCCGGGTAAGCGCGATGCGCTCATTGCTTTATCGTCGGTCAGTTTGCCTGCCATTTTTTACTCCTGTAGTTGATAAACACGCACCACTCTGGCATGCGCTTGGGGGTGATTGGCCTCAACAAGGCCAACCTTGACGAACTGCTTGGTGCGAAAGACCGCGCCCAAGACAGATGGGTGGAGGTGCGCGGGGATCTGGACCCGCTCGCGCACATCATTGATGCTGACGCTGCCACGCTGGCGGCAGACCTCGGCTGCGACAACTCGGCACCGTGCCAAGAAGTCGGCATCGCGCTGCTCAAACAGGTCGAGCTGCGCATCCCGGATGATCTGGCCAACCTTCATACGAAGATGATCACAACCACAGCAATGACTGCAACCACATACAAGACCATGTCGGCAGCTGCGGCTGCTCTGGTTTCAAGCGGGTGTGCTGGCGGCAGCAAGGCACGCTGCAGGCGCAGCATGTCGGGGTCTGATTCTGGGGTCAGGGCAGGCTCATAGGATGAGCCGATGATCACTTTGCCGGTGTCGATTTTTTTGGCCATGGTTTACTCCTTAGATACGTTTGAGAAGGTTGGACACCTGTGAGGCGTTCCAGTTGGTATTGCCGCGTGGTGTGGCCACGCCGCGTGCTTGCAGGGCTGCTGCGATATCGCGCATGGTGTCGGCGCCAGACTTGGCGATGATGTCGCGCACGATGGGGCCAACGCGCTCAGCGTACTTGTCGGCCTTGGCTTGGATCTTGGCCACGCCAATGGCTGAGCCGATCTCAGGTGTGGGGCAGCCAAGGGTGCGGCCCTGTGCCTTGACCTGCGCCAGCGCTGACTTGGTGCGCTCGCTGATCTTGCGTGCTTCCCACTCAGCAAAGACGGCCATCATTTGCAAGAAGGTGCGGTCGGCTTCGGGCATGTCGGCGCAGACGAAGGGCACGCCGGACTCAAGCAGGCCAGAGATGAAGTGGACATTGCGCGCCAAGCGGTCGAGCTTGGCGATGACCAGCATGGACTTGGTACGCTTGGCGGTGGCCAGAGCTGCAGCCAGCTGCTCACGGTCGTTCTTGCGGCCAGACTCGACCTCTGTGAACTCGGCCACCAGCTCGGCGGTGCCGATGTGCTTGGCCACAGCTGCACGCTGGGCATCAAGGCCGAGGCCGGACTGACCTTGGCGGTCGGTTGAAACGCGGTAATAAGCGACGAATTTGGTGGTTTGAAAGCTCATGCTGCCACCTTGCCAAACTTAGCAATAAGAGCCTTCAGTTTACGAACTTCGCCTTGCGCCCATTTCTGTTGTACAGGGCCGTTCTCACCTTGCAAGTCTTCGTAGTTCCAATGAGGATTTGTTCCATCCAAAAACATTTCAAGAACGTAGCGGGCTTCTGCCAAAATTTCAGCTGCGGTGTAACTTGCAATCTCGCGCTTGTCGTCGGTTGCGATGCCCTCAAGGCTGTGCGCCAACTCATCGATGTTGAGTGCGGCAGTCAGTAGTTTGTTAGTCATGTTGAACTCCTTTAGGCTTTATCTGCCTGTTGAACATGAACGTATCTTAGCACGGTTTGTATATCGCTTTGAAAGTACCTAAACCAAGTATTTTCTAGGGAGTTACCCTAATACAACACATTTGGCTGGGCAGGCGGTATCAGGTAGATATACACTCAGCGCCCATGAAACCTAAACTCAAACCTTTTCTCATGCGCTTGCACCCAGCCACGCGGGAGCTGCTTGACAAGGCGGCTCTTGACCAAGGGCGCAGCGTGTCATCCTTGATCGACCAGTGCGTGCGTGAGCAGCTGCAGCCACGCTACGGTGAGCTCCAGCCCCGGCTGCAGCGGTTCCTCTCCGGGGTGCGCCAGCCATGACACCACAAGAAGCACACAAGTTGTTGGATATGGTGCGCGATGGCCAACTGGTGCCACCGTACCTGATTGAGCTGGCGCTGGTGGCCACGGGCGACAAGACTACAAGGCCTTGGCCATGAATGAAACAATCCTTGCGCTGGACTTGGGCACCACCACCGGCTGGGCATGCAGGCCCATGGACGGCAGCATTGTGCATGGCTGGGCCAGCTTCAAGCCCGGCAGGTACGAGGGCGGCGGCATGCGCTATTTGCGCTTCAAGCAGTGGCTCTCCGAGCTCAAGGGCACGGTGGGCGGCGAGCTGCAGGCCGTGTACTTTGAAGAGGTCAGGCGGCATGCCAGCACTGACTCGGCGCATGTCTACGGTGGGCTGATGGCCACGCTGACTAGCTGGTGCGAGCACCACAAGATCCCTTACCAAGGCGTGCCGGTGGGCACCATCAAAAAGCATGCAACCGGCAAGGGCAACGCCGGCAAGCAAGACATGGTCGTGGCCATGCAACTCAAGGGCCACCCAGTAACCGATGACAACGAAGCAGATGCGCTGGCGCTGCTGCACTGGGCACTGGAGGCTAACGCATGATCTCGCGGGTTCTGCTTTGCCTGCTGATGATTTGCATGGGGCTGGCTGGGTTGTTGGCCATGCCGGTGCCGGTGACAAGCCAGCAGCTGCAGGCCAAGGCCAGATGGGCATCCAAGGACAAGGTATGTGCCAAGGCCAAGAAGAGCAAAAAGACAATTGAGATTTGCAACAAATGGGGATTGATATGAGAGACCAGATCACAAACCAGCTGCAAGCGCTTGAGCAGCAGATGGCTGCTGTCCACCAACGGTTGGCCGATATCAGCAATGTGCGCAATGATGCAATTGAAGAGGTGGCCGTTGCCATTGAGCAGATGAAGGCCTTTGGCCAAGACACGGTCAGCAGTCTGGCCATTTACATCCGGGAGCTAAAAGATGATTAGTTTTCTTATTTGCGTGGCTTTGATGATGCTTGGCGCACTGCTGATGCTGTTGGTGCTGTGGGTCATGTTGCATTGGCTGGAGGTGGATTGATGCACATCAGCTACGTCAAACTGTTCCGCGATGACGAAGGGATCGTGCGGGACACCCAAGAAGCCAACGGCGAGATCCGCAACTTCCAGCACCAGATTGAGCTGCTCAAGCACGCGCTTGAGCGCGAGATGAACACGGTGACCGACCTGCGTGAGCTGTTGAACACAGTACGCAGGATTGCCTACGAACTAAACGAAGAGATATTGAAAGACCAAGATGCCAAGACCGAAGAGTGAGTTAACCAAAAGCGGGAAAACCGTTGGAGTGCGAGTAACCCAAAGCGAGCATGCTGAGTTTGTAAAGCTGGGCGGCTCCAAGTGGCTGCGCAAGATACTGGCTCATGAGGCCAAGAAGACTGCCCAAGCCAATGACTCAGGGTTTGGCGCAAGGATCATCAACCGTGTCCTTGGCAGATGAGCTGGTCTGCCCACAATGCGGCAGGGTCCACCCAGATGCCAAGCTCATCACGCTGCCTGACGGCACCAAGGTGGGCAGCTACAGCGAGGCCTACCGCGCCTACACCGAGGCCAAGTGGGTGCTTGACACCTTGCCAGTCACAGTCAACAGACGGCGCAAGAAGACACCGCAGATCAGCAGGCGGGACTACATCTTGGGCGTACAGGACAGGCGTGGCAAGCAAGCAGCCAATGAGCTGGCCACCAATGTCACCAAGCTATGGAAGGCATCCAAGTGAACGCGATGACTGAGCCAGTCCACTTCCAGCTACCCAAGAAGCCAAGGATCTACGCCAAGGATCCGCTGCCAGATCAACGCAAGGTGGCTGTGCTGCCGATCAAGGCGGTCTATGACCCAAAGCTATCCCATGGCGGCCTGCATGTACTTGCAGCGCTGTGCAGCTACTGCAACCGAGCTGGTATCACATGGGTCAGTCAGACAAGGTTGGCCAAGGAACTCAACATAACCCAGCAGGCCGTGGCCAAGCAGTTCAAGCAGCTCAGAGAGCTTGGCTACCTTGAGACAGTCAAGAAGGGATTCAAGGGCGAGCGCACAGACACGCTGCGGGTGATCTTTGACAAGTCGGTGGACGCAGACACAGCCATGGCAGTCACCAGCAGTATGGAAGACACCCGCTCACCACAGATCAAGGAGCAGCAAGCCATGGAAGAAGTAGACAGAGAGGGCCAAGCAAGAGTCGCCCAAGCAATCAGCAAAGTACTCAAGCAACCAACCAAGAGGATCAAGACCATGCCCAAGTCAGGCGAGACAGTCACAGTCAGGAACATGAAAGCAGCCATCCAAAAGGCTCAAACCAAGCACCAGCAGCCTGTGGATAACCATGCCCACATTCACAACCCACAGGTTGTAAATGAAGGCAGTCTACATTCACAACCTAATCACAACCTACAGGTTGTAAATAACACAGAGAACACAGATATAAGTCTGATTACTAGTAAACAAGTTGTTAAAGAAGTTAATTCTAATAACTTGTTAAACAAACAACTAGTTACAGTCAGACTAGAGGTTCTGCACAACCAAGAAGTTGACGAGTTGGTCGGAGACGGGTTGACAGTCGAGCAGATCGCCGACAGCCTCGACACCCTGCTGCCGCTGTACCGAGCCGAGGGGATCACGCCCACTTCAGCAATCCTGATGGCTGGGATCCGGCAGTTGCAGGCAGATGCCCGATGAATCGATGCCCCGCCAAGCCACGACAGCAGGCCTTCCTGCCACGATCAAGGGCAGGTTGGTACGCAGGTAGCCAGTCAGCTGCTCAGCGCCTTGTAGGCCTTGTAATCCCATGGGTACATCCATCAAACGAACGTATGGATTTTGTACAAGCTGCTGCAAAAGGGTGTCTTGTTCCCAGCAGGCGCAGGCCTCAACATATATGCGCCAGCGGGTGCGCAGGCGTACCGCCCACGGTGACGTGCGCGGAACGCGACCCTTGCCCCCCCACCCCACACCGTAGCGTACGGGGCCCATCCCGAAATTTTCCCCACTTTTTCAACGACAATCGACCAAAGGAGTTTTAGATGGCATACGAGATGAGAGCTGGACAGGGCAGCCTGTTCAAGAACGACAAGAAGACTACAGACAGTCACCCGACTTTAAAAGGCAGAGTGATGCTGCCCAACGGTGAGGTTCGCTGGGTGAGTGCTTGGTCAAAGAGGACTGCGGCTGGTGAGCCTTGGATCAGTCTGAGCATTGGCGACCTGTGTCAGGTGCAGGGTGGCGGTGGCTACAACCAGACACCCTATGCTGCCCCGGCCAAGGCTGCGGTGCCAGACAATGATGACGATATACCGTTCTGATGACTAGGGCCAAGTCAACTGTGATCCCTCCCTTGACCAACTGGGGTGGGGTGAGGTCTGTGCAGCGCAGGCTGGAGAGGTCGACCACCATCATGGCAAACAAGGAGGCCGTGGCTTATGCGTTGCTGAGCATGGCCAACACCAAGCTGACTGACATCATGTCTTGGGATGAGCAGGGGAACGTGACTGTCAAGCGGTCTAGCGATATCCCCGAGCACGCGCTGCATGCGATCAAGTCGATCAAGGTCAACAGCAAGAAGGACTCTGAGGGCAATGTGTACTCCACGCTGGACATTGAGTTGTATGACAAGGTGGGTGTCTTACGTCTGTTGGCCAAGGCCAGTGGACTGCTTGACAACCCTGATGACGGTTCTGAGAAGCCGTCTGTGATTGATATCAATGTTGTGGCACCACGGGGTGAGTGATGTGGCGCAAGAGACAGATAAGACAACTGGAGCAAGAAGATGAGCCGTACCAAAGAGATGTCCGACAAGACCGTGCCGATGGCTGGCCTAAACCTAGACTTCAGCGAGTCGCCGGTGATCTACGACTTCATCCAGTCCAAGAACTTTGTGCAAGGGATCATGGGGCCGGTGGGGTCGGGGAAGTCTTACGGGTGTGCAGCCAAGATCTTCATCAAGGCGGTGCAACAAAAGCCAAGCCCGATTGACAACGTCAGGTATTCCCGCTGGGCGATTGTTAGGAACAGCTATCCCATGCTCAAGACCACCACCATCAAGACTTGGCTTGACCTATTCCCAGAAGGCACCTTTGGGCCTATGTTGTGGACACCGCCTATCACCCATCACATCCGGCTGCCTGCCCGTGGTGACGCGGCTGGCATTGACTGCGAGGTCATCTTTCTGGCCCTTGACCAGCCCAAGGATGTCAGGAAGCTGCTGTCCTTGGAGCTGACTGGCGCTTGGGTCAATGAGGCGCGTGAGCTGCCCAAGGCCGTGATCGATGGCTTGACCCACCGGGTTGGCCGATACCCTACCAAGCGTGATGGCGGTGCCACATGGCACGGGATCTGGATGGATACCAACCCCATGGATGATGACCATTGGTGGCACCGCATGGCTGAGAAAGAGAAGATGACCGGCCAGTATGCATGGAAGTTCTTTAAGCAGCCCGGCGGCGTGGTGCCCGTGGATGTTGAAGATTTGCCCGACATGCCAGAGGCCAACGATCACATCTTTGCGTCGGGCAAGTGGTGGAAGGTCAACCCCAAGGCTGAGAATATCCACAACCTGCCGCCCGGCTACTACCAGCAAATGCTGCTTGGCAAGAATCTGGACTGGATTCGCTGCTATGCCGGTGGCGAATACACCTATGTGCAAGAAGGCAGGCCTGTTTGGCCAGAGTACGAAGACAGCACCATGTCTGGCGACACCGAAATTGAGCCCAATGTGCCCATACAGGTGGGGCTTGACTTCGGATTGACCCCAGCTGCCACCATTGGCCAGCGCTTGCCCAACGGCAGGTGGTTGATTCACCAAGAAATCGTGACCTTTGACATGGGCCTTGAGCGCTTTGGCCACCAGCTGCTGGCTGAACTGAACCAGCGCTACCCCAATCACCAAGTAATGATCTGGGGTGACCCGGCTGGTATGGCCAGAGATGCGATATATGAGGTCACAGCCTTTGATTACTTGAAAACCTTGGGGTTGCGAGCACAACCCACGGCCAGCAACGACTTCAAGGTGCGCCGTGAGGCCTC